CTTCATAACGGGTGTATTGTCACCCTTCATAACGGGTGTATTGTCACCCTTCATAACGGGTGTATTGTCACCCTTCATAACGGGTGTATTGTCACCCTTCATAACGGGTGTATTGTCGCCCTTCATAACGGGTGTATTGTCGCCCTTATCATTTATCAGCACGCCAATAAATGCAGAGAGCCCGTGTGTTTCTTGCGAGAGTATAAGTTCTAATATGTCGCTCGGTATATGTAATTTTTTCCCAGAAAATGATGGTATAGTTATCTCTGTCGGACGACGTGATAAAAACGCAGCAATTCTCTCATAAGGTGCATCAGATATTGGTGACAATGTGCCTACGCCTACGCCTACGCCTACGCCGACACCGACGCCGACGCTTCCATATACGCGCACGGTTTCGTGCGAGACAAAATGCAGAAAAGGATATACAACTGCGTTATTACATCGTTCTGCGAGAGATAATGGATTCATAATACCTGTATTGCGATTACATCCAGTGGCGTCTCCTCCGTCACGAAACCATCGTCGTATTGTAAATCGGAATGTGATTGGTTGATTATACCAATATAAGTATTTGAATTTTAATACACCCACGCATATAATAAAAATAAGACATACAATGACGATAATATAATGAAAAAGAAATGGCGGTGACAACTGACTCCAATCAATCATTTTTTCATTATATTACATATATAAAAGCCGTGTATCCAGATTACGCAGGAGTAGAATGAATGAATTATGCTACCTTTTTCAGTATATACAAATACTGATACTCATTTAAAACGTGAACTAAATCAACCTGTCCCGTGACCGTGAATCCTACTTCTTTGGCAATCTCTAACGTTTCGCGATTGGTTGGCATATAATACGTATGAATATTCTCTCGCACCTTTCCAGTGCTATCATCCGTTATTTTTTCTACAAACTTTCCGATATTCTTCTCACCGGTATGTTTTGCCGCAGCAGATACTTTCGCCGACTTTTTCGTCGTAGCAGGAGGTGGTGCAGTAAAATCCGATTTATATTGAAAGCTCCGAAACTTTACGAGAGAATTGGTGATGCGCTCCTTCGTGTAGGTTTGAGGAGATACAAGAAACAACGGTTTTCCACCAGGAACAATCGGGTCAAAGTGGTTCCTGTCTACTAAATGGATGATAAGATACCCCTCCGGTTTGAGCCACTCATAACAGTTACGGAAGAATGCGCGTTTATCTTTTACATAATACACCGTGAAATAGAAACACGTTAACACATTGAATTCTTCTGGACTAAAGAGCATTGGTTTCATAAAGTCACCTTGGATGAATTTACACGACGGATATGCATCTCTCGCATTTTGAAGCATTGCTGACGACTTATCACACCCGATGACATTAGATACACCTTTATGCTTTAACTGGTCTACGTGATGTCCTCTCCCACATCCTAGGTCACATACTTTGAAATTTTTTTTGTCATTTTCACTGCCGTTCAAAGCGCCAGTAATGTGGATAATTTCATCCACTTCTGCTTCTATTTTGTTCGGCTGAATGAACAGTTCGTCATAGATATCTGCATAAAAGTTGTCATATATTGTGTCATTTTCATAGACTTTGTATTTATCCTTTTGTTCAAACCCCTCCACATAGACAGATAAATCGCGCTTAATAAAACATACAATCATTAATAAAATCAGCATAAATGTAAGAATTTCCCATCGTGTAATAGAACGGATATAATCGGAAAATGATTTATAAAATGACGTCATTATAATGTTATACTAGTATTTCATTATAAAATATTATTATCGTTATTCTCGCGCAAAAAAAACCCGCGAAGATAGTAATATGGTGGATTCCAGTGAAATCAATGATATTCGCGGTGAAAATGAATTCCGCGGCATAACTTTTTCATCATATAAAAAGACCGATGTTCGGAAAGAGCTCTTGAATAGTTTATCCAATTCTAAAATAGAACCAGCGTGTTATTGGAGTGCGGAACTTGTATGTTCGGGGCATTATTTAGAACTCTGGGATATCATCATCACATTTGCAAGTAAGTATATCCATTTAGCCAATCCTAAATTGCCATTATATATTGAAATGCGTTATGAGAGTTTCAAGACGATTATATCCAATGGGTATGCGGGGAATGAACTCCGTTTGCGAAACCATCCGAAAATGCGGGCATTATTTGCTGAAATCGTTTGTGTTTTATGTAATTCAAAACGCCAACATAAATATGATAGCGTGAAAATCAAGAAGAAGGAAGAATATGATATCGCAACAATGTCACAGCGTTTGAAAGCACCAAGAGTAGACTATGCACAAGAATTTTTCCGAGAGAAAGACCCGAAAGAGATTTTTATCGCGATGAATGAATTTGCGTATCATATCTCTCAAGATTCCAAAAACACACTTCTTGCGTGCTACTGGGTGGAATGGATCGTTGAATTTGAGACAATTTGTAAAGCGAAGAAGGAAACGTGCCGATGCGAACGTCGGTCACACATTCCTGTAGATGATAAGCTTCAGTTTGACCCAATTTGGATGATATGGGATATGATTATTGCGCGAAGCAAACAAGGCACGGAATATTCACCACTGACTCAGAAAATAGTGAATAGTTTATTACGTATTTACTGTGTGCGATTTACACCAGGTGTCCGTAAAAAACGCAGATATCTGATTTATTTCGCAATTTCATTACTTACTACGGAATATGATAGTCGTATAGAAATGATAAACGACCGTCTCGTGATTGAAACCGCGGTAGAGAATATTCACGCGATATACAAGCAAATCAAACAACACGAGATTAGTCCTGATACCGATTATTTGTTTTCTTCTTCAGGATATAAAGGGGACAAAAATGGCGATCTAGAGCGAACAATTAAGCGTTTAGAAGCACTGAATTCAATGAATACGATTGTAAGAAAGACGGGTGATGGTAATAATAGTGATGAGACCCAATTGCAAACGCAACAACGGAAATATAGTCCATACGAATGAAATGAAATGAAATGAAATGAAATGAAATGAAATGAAATGAAATTGTCTTCTATTATATATAACAATGTCGCTTCCTACTTTTAAATTTACGAATTTCGGCGCACCTACCAATAATGAACGTGTAAATAGCGGATTATCATCTCAGTCTAAAATGGAGAAAACGGGTATATTATCCAGTATCAAAGATAAAGCACGTGAAACATTTAAAGACCTTCCAGATATTTCTCTCGATATGTCGTCATCAGACGGTGATGATAGTGCAAGCGGCGGTGGCATCGGCGGGTTTTTCTCTTTCTTATCACTCATTAAATTGATTATAGTCATCGTCATCCTATGGTTTATGTGGGGAAGTTTATCAAATAACAATGATTTTCATTTAGGAATGAGTAAAGTGCTTGATAAAATAAAATACTTTTTCAAAGCAATGGAGGATAAAGGACGTGAGCTTATCTCTCGTATTACGAATCAACCACTAACTTCTTCATCAAGTTCTGGCGGCAATGATACCGACGACAGCGACAGTGACAGCGACAGTGAGGATGATGACAGCAATAATAAGAACAACGGCAAACATCCGTCTTCTGCTCGCGCACCCGCCCTCCACCACCCACCAGTCCCACCTGAAATGTCAAATAGTTCAGATAAGAAACCCGGTTTTATAAATGATGATACAAAATACACATTTTTAGATAAAGCCCATCGCAGTTATTCTGGACCATCACCTAAAGCAGATGATAGCACGAGTGCTACACAAAAGCATCAAGCAGGTAAGTCAGGGTATTGCTATATCGGTGAAGACCGCGGATTCAGAAGCTGTGTAAAAGTGGAAGCAGGTGATAAATGTATGTCAGGGCAGACGTTTTCACGCCACGATATTTGCGTAAATCCTACGTTGAGAGAATAATATTATGTTATCAAATACTTAATTTCAGGAGTATATGAGAACAACTCACTCGTCTGTTCAGGTCCATTTGTAAATACTAGTGTGACGCTTACAGAATAGCTTGTTCCTACAACAATAACCTCCCGTCCGGCGGATGTTACCGGAATACGTATTTTATGCTCGCCTGTGATTCCATTCATCAAATCGGTAAATTTCTGATTATAAATATTAGAATAAGCTAGATAACTGGTATTTAAACCATTTACTTTGACTACACTTATATTTCCAATAATTTCGGTTTGGATATTAAATGTTAATTCAGCATATAACAATCCGCTAGAAGTATATGTTCCTTCGATTGCATATATACTTGGTTTTACAGAATTTGGTTTTACGACTACGGTTGAAACTGCACTATCATTACTGTAAATATAACCATTATATGCCGATATTGTAACGGAATATATACCATCTACGATTAAATTCTGCCCGATTCTTCCAATATCACTACTAAACGTTGTTCGTGTATCACTTGACAGTATATTATACGGAATTGTAGATGATGTAGAAATGCTTGAACCGCCGGTAGCAGGTGACGTAACTGTTATATTATATAACCGAATCGGACTACCTCCCGTATCGGGCTTCGTCCACACTACATTAATATAATTACCGGATGTATCTGTTAATATCGGTGGCAAAAGACCATATTTAGATGTCACCAATATCCCCGAAGGAACACCTGGTTTCATCAATGTTCGCGCAGTTATGATGGCTGATTCACCACCAATACCGACCACATTGATGGGTTCTATTTTAATTTCATATTTATTTTCATTTAATAGATTACGTAAAATATATCGGCGAGATTGACTAGAACCATTTGATGATAGAATAACATTACTAATATCTATAGTGGTTTTCGTCCAAACTGTATCAGGAACCTTGCGAGAATACAAATTATACCGTTGAATAGGCGGTCCATTGTATCCTCCACCTGCCTCAGTTCCCGTATTCAATGGGTCCGTCCATTTCAAATCCACCATTAAATTTTGGCGCTCATCCGGTGCATTTGTAAACCCAAAATCCTTGATAATGGAGGGAACGGACGATGTTTTCAATTGTATTGTCGCTGGAACACTAGATAATCCGCGCACATTTCCAGAAAACACAGATATATAATAAACAGTATTCGCGCGAATTTCCACAGACCCAGGAATTCTCTCAAAAATAACCGAGTTTCCGTTAATTTCACCGGATACAGCATTGTATGTTGCAGCAGCGACATCAGCAGCGCTGAGTGGTTTATACGGAAAGACACTTTTATATGGCGCCCATGTCTTATTATCAATAGAATATGTTATAACATAACCAGTGATTGGAAAACCGCCGTTGGAATCTGGCGCATCCCACACAAGTGTGATACGATTGTTGCTATTATCATAATCTGTTATACGTAAGTTCGTGGGTTCTGTGAGAATTGTCGTAGGTATATTCAACGTAACTTGAAGACCCGCTCTATATTCATATGTCCGTTTATAGTTATAGAGATTGACGGATGGGTCATAACACAATAATCGTTCTTTGCCAGGAACACCGCACGCACTCGTAAGGCCACAAAGCACTGCACGATTTGCCGGCGTGGTTGGGCACGTTAATGTAAATGCGCCACCTACTCCCCCGGATGATTCAGATAAATATTTACTTTCATTGCCGATTTTTCGCATTAATTCACCTCGTGATGCCTTTGCATATTTCTGATTTTTTGTTAAGCCACCAACATTTTTATTGTATCTGAGGATTTCTGCTTTACGTCGCATATCATAGACTTCGTCAACTTGAGATGGAGTGAGTTTATCACCAGTTACACTATCCACCATATCTGATGAACGACATTCTGGCTTGAATCGTGTCCAGAATTCACGATTATATGGATTTGTATAGAATAAATTCGTATTACAATTGATAATCGCCGGTGTTATTTCAAATATGTTGACATCAAAATACGCGACTTTCTGGTTGAAATTTGTTGTCGCGGGTTGTGTAACCGTGATGGTTGCTGTTCCAGAACCATAGATATGCGCGGTATAGACAAACGTTCCTTCACTTACACCATTGGATACGCGTATTTTTAACAAACTATCATTGTTTGATGAGAACAAAAAATTAGAAGAATTATCGCTATTATTGGAAAGAGGCGGTATAAGAACAAATGAACCTTCAGATGTCATTTTATTCAAATCGGGTAAACGATAAATGGTATTAGTTAATTTCGTATTTATAGCTGGAATCTGACCTGCAAATGTAGGTGTAGACTTTTCTATTTTGAGCTGAATAGTTCTACTATTTCCTAGTGTATCGCCAATTCTCTGTGCGGAACGTTGATAGACCGGCGTCTCTTCTTGTAAAAATTTAATAGGAATTGGCAATTGGTTTCCATCGGGCAAAAGTGTAACTTTTTTGAATAATATTCTATTATTGCTTATTGTAATGTATTCATTAATAAACTGAAATGTTCGCGGAGGCGTTGTAAGTGCCAAATAATAAATAATATCGTTGTAGTCAGGCGAACCATCCAAGAGTATTTTTCGGTCTGTTGTCGCAAATTGCGAAAAACTTAAATCAATAAAGCCGTCTAAGTATTCTCGCGTAATTATACCGTTTGCATCAGCATTGGGTATAGTATATCGGTCTACTCCCGAGAACGACTTCAATGTAATATTCGTAGGTGTTTTTGTTAATGTAAGCGGAACTACTATTTTTTTTTCATTATACCGAGTTGTATCACTTCCCAACATACTCGGCTCATATGCAGATTGTTTGATTTCCATTCGTAATGTAGTTGTCAATTGGTCGTAACGGTATCCGCCGGAAACATCATAGATTCCATTGATAACGAGTGCGTTTCTATATGGAAGGCGCACATTTACGGCACCTGGATGTTTATATACTCCGACTTCATTTCCTTGTGACCCGGAGGGCTGCGGAATGATATAATAGTCTTTATCAAATGAAACCACTGATATAGCGTATGAATTTGTAGGAAATGAAAATGTAATAGGCGTTTTCGTATTCGTTGACGACAGGTTTATCAATGGAATGACGCCAATAAGCGTTCTGCGCATATTTAATAACTCACTAGGAACATCTGTATCTCTTGGTCCAACCCCCAGGGGTATACCCGGTATTGTAAATGTTCCTGATATAAGCGTAAATGTTGTAGTATATCGTAATGAATATACATTAAATCGGGTCGTCTCGTCGCCTTCGTTCGTTATATCAAAATAAACATCACCATATACAGGTTGTCCATTTTCAATGGTAATAGTTTGTTCTAATGGGGGCGTCCATATTGGAGGTATACCTGACATTTATATTTTTTTACACGTATCGTTATCGTATGGTAATGTATCACTACGTATTGCTGATATGACAATGTAAAAAAATATTACCGCATATACCAAAGATTTGAGAGGTATGTGCCTACATTCTTAGTTGAACTTGTATCTCCACCCGAACTAGTTACCATTTTCATATTTGGCCCATCATCTACAATGCTTTTAATTTTACTTGCCCCAATTGAATAATTAAAATATTGAATCGTGGAAATATACCCACTAAATCTATGCTTTGCTTTATCTTCGCCAATATTCACCTTTCCGTAATTTTGAAGAGGGATTCCGGCGGTTTTACGGCGCTGTGCCAAACGTCCATTGACATACAAATCAATGACATTATTCGTAACCCGAATTACAGCATTCACCCATTTCTTCATTGGAATGTCGGTCATTATGAGTTGTTCGTGTAAGTTCTCTTTTCCAGATTTGTCGGATTTGCCAGTAACATCTACAACGGCCATCAAAGATACATTTACACCAGCATCAGTCCTATCCGGATTTGTTACAGTTATATCATTAGAGAAACGAATATACAATCCTGGTGCATTGTTTGGATAATAGATTCCGTTATCGGATGATTTGCTGCCCTCACCACCTTTGCTAAAGATTCTGGACCATTTTCCTTTTTCAAGTGGCACTTGATTCACGAAAAACCACGCCGACCACGTATATTCTAAACCACCATCTTCATTCATTGACCGCGCAATAAATACAGAATCTTTTTTCGCTGGGTCTTGGGAAACATTTATTGCGAGGTCTTCAGTATTCGCGGTTCCATTTAATACATACGGTGACATTGATGGTAACAACAAATAAGATAAGCCTATGATGGTTATTTTCACTGCAACTGAAAATACGATGAATACCATCAAAATAAATGCGAATTTGGCGACAAGACTATTGGACTCCATAAAATCTCGCAGTCCAAATCCGCCACCACTGCTAGAAGATGACGACAGACCAGCATCGTCTGGTTTTGAGAAACTGGAAGTTATTCCACTTAAAAATCCACCGCCATTTCCTTCATTGCTACTATCACTCATAACAGACGTGTAATATTTTGCGTGTGTTTATTACTATATATATGAAATAAAAAAACAATCCATTTATCGTGGTAAATGGATTGTTTACGTTAGGACCGCGCCGCTCGCTCGGGCTCCGCTATTATGTGCTTATACTCGTTTGTTCCTGATTGTCTACGATGAAGCTTAATTTCACCTTGTATTTGTTAAGAAGGTCGCTCCACGGGCTTCCACCGAATCCTTGCGAATAAATATCCCACGCTTCCTGAGGAGCAATTGGAGCTGATTTCAGTTTAACATTGGTTATAAATCCAATATCATCTATTTTAGTGCTATCTCCTAAAATAATCCTTTGTGTTTCATTAAGTTTGGAACCAGTATTTACAACACATGATTTAACTAACTTTCCGTCAACATAGACATCCATCGCGGAACCGTTGAAACTGACGATGAAATTCACCCATTTTTGAAGAGGAAATTCTGAAATTTCACAATCATCTGACGTAGATGCTCCTGATTTGGGGAAAATCTGGATGGTATTGGTGTCTGGCTTAAAACGAACCAAAAAAATGGATGTCGTTGCATTTTGAAATTCAATGACCTTTGTAGATGACACCCATTTCTTGATGTAAAACCATACGGAAATTGCAGAATTGGCTTTTAAACTTGAAGGTAAATTTGTGCCTTGGATGGTAGTCGCAGCCGACCATTTTTGCATGGTTCCTAAAGTTGTATATGTCGTTGTTAGTGCTTTATAAATCACATACAACAAGAGAAGAATTACAATGATTGCAAGAACAAGTTTTGAGTTCATATTCGTATAAATATTATACATATAATAATGCATTGCATTACTGTGAATATATCGTGTTTGTTTCCGCTATCTTTATCTCGTCTTCAATCGTCTTCATTCCAATCATTGGCGGATTATGTGTCTTTAACATTTTATACGTCCAACGTATTTGCTCTTTTGTAAGAGGATACTTGTGAAATGCGAAATTACATATACTACCATTGAGACCACGGTTATTTGTCGTGCTACCTACCGTAATTGGCTTCAATTGTATATCTGGGATAATAAAGTCACTCTTAAATATCAGATTATTGTTCAAAAACAAATCCATCGTCTTTCCATCATAATTTATCACAAAATAGTTCCATCGTTGAAGTGGAATGTCTGTATCCAATTCTTCATTATCGGTTAATACCTGTATTTTCGTCTTCTTTGCATTTGAATTATCACCATCCTTTACCATCGCATTGTAAATGGTGCGAGAATTATATATTTCGGTGGTTTCATTTGGAAGTTTACCGTCAATACTCAAACGATGGCAATAAAGTTTCAATTCATTTCTAGATGGGTTATACGTCATTTTGGGAACATCGCCGAAATTAAATATCTCTAAATCCGCATTTGTGGTTGTCGCATTATTATTCAAAAAGAACCAACCAGAAACAGAATAATGATAGCGTTTCTTTTCTTCTATTGGGCAATTTGCCGCTTTATCGTCAGGAGTTCTGTCTATACCGGTGTTATGGAAAATAAATATTTTAGGGCTTTGCGTTGTCAAATTTGTGTCATATAAATCTTTAAGGCTTACTGGTGCTCCGACAATTTGAGACCTAGAAGCGCCGATATAATTCAGAAGATAAGGACCACCGTATAAAATTGCGATAAGCAGGAGTTCAATCGCGACGATAATCCATATCGTTGGCGTCGTATCTCCCAACGTGGTTTGGGAGCTCTGAACAAAATCCAGGAAGAGGCAAGGAATATAGAGAATACCCGCCCACAGTAATTTCAATAGTTTCATTCCGAGAATGGATTTCGTGAGATGGAAGAGGAACATAAACACGATGAGTGCAACCATAATGCCGTGTTGTTTATAGTATGCGAGAACGGAAAGGACGATGAGAAATACAGTATTCGCGATAAACCGGATATTTGTAAGGAGATTTGTCATTGGCGCCATTTTCGGGGGTGCATCCGCGTCCACGCCTGGCTCTCTCGGCTTGCGATTATCAATGAATTCTAACCCGTAATGAAAGAGAATAATCGCGATACCCAATACGGTCATTCCAGTGACTGACATCCGGTTCTTGTCATCAACATCGCGGTCATACACCAACACAATAATCATCAAAACAATGTAAATAATGTGCGTGAGACCGAATGTGAGTTGACGCATTGGACTATTGGCGTCTTCTGGCTTGACATCATTGAAAAGATAGTCTTCAGGGGACTTCTCCGCATTTGCACTCTTGAATTTCTCTCGGAGATAGGCGACGAACCCGGCAATACCCACTATTGCGATGATTGCATAAATGATGTGCGCAGTGGGAGAGTTCATCTGCGTGACAAACCCGCCATCGGCCGTGGACGAACCATCACCATTAGTAGAACGGTTATCTGCACCAATCTTATACACACTGTAAATGATTGCGAGTATCAGCGTTACAAATGCAATAACTATAAAAATGACTTTAATAAGAGACCCCACTGCGTTTACTTTTGTTTGTTCGTGACTCACTGGTTCTGTCGCCGCTGCCGTCGCCGCTGCCGCCGATGCCGATCCCGCCGATGCTGCCGATGATGTCGCTCCCGCCGCCGCAGAACCCGACGTGACATCTGCCGGAATAGGAATTTTACCTAGACCGAATAAACGAAGATCGGTGCCTCTGTCGGTTGTGGCATCTTTAGCTGCGTGCCATTTTGTGAAGTTAAAAAACGATTTCTGTTTTTCAAATGGCGTAGTTAGGTCAGGACTATTTCGGAATTTTCCAATCACCCAGACAATACCGTAGATCAATAATTTGAAAAGTGCCACCAATACCAACGGAACCAAATACACCGAAGTCAACAATGTTCGTATTCCTTTTAGAATTATATTGTCACTGGCGAAACTATCGTGGAATCCGCCACCACCAATCATATGATAAAATACCGGAAGGCATCCAAAAAAGACATACATAAGAACAACGATGACAACGAGTTCCATATCTTTAGGAAATACACCTCCGGTTTCTGTAAGGTCTTTCCATAACCAAGATAATCCGAGCACCGCGACAGCAACCGTGAGCAGAATAATTCCTATCCATTTTCCTATTCCGGGTGGCTGCGCAGCCTCTTTCCATTGCCACACCTGAATGGAGTCAATCATTTTTGTAATGTTATTCAATCCACCTACATTTTGCTCTTTTACCGCCGGGATTAATAGTAACGCACATAAGAAGAGCCCGACAATGAATACAATGAAGAATGTATCTAGTAATTCTTTGACACGCGGAAACATATCCCCGCGAAACGATTTCGCAATCCACTCCATCGTGGCATCAGATGTGGTGACTTTTGTGAATAGAATGGAAATACATAAAATCACAAGAATCAATGACAAGAATGGGTTAAAACGTGACCAACTTGCCAATGTTGCCGCGGATTTGCTTGTAGAAACATCTACGATTTTACCCCATTGCTCTGCTGTCAATTTTTCAATGTTCGCGGCGTTTCCATCAAGACCATTTTTTAATGATTGATTGTCCTCATATGAAGTAGAGTCATCACAATCTCCCTTGAATATATTCATAATCCCCGCTGGCATTTTCTGACATTCAACGACTTTCATCTTCGCAAAATAGAATACAGAAATGACAAGCGTGATAATCACTGCAAGAGCGAGAAAAACATTACTTACGATTAGATTTGCTTCATTATTGGATTGTTTCAATTGAGCGATACGTTCTTCTATTTTAACTTTGATTTCTTCTTCGGTTGGAGTTTTACCCGATTTGTTCATTTCATTCACGACTTCATTTTTCACCTGTTGATAATACGAATTGTTATTTGCTGCATCATTTACATCCAGCTTGAAATTTTGTTCTTGATTTAATACTACGAAATTCCATATGATGACTGCTAACAATGTAGCAACCACGATAGAACCAAATATCTTGAATGCGGTGATTTTATTTACATTTCCCAAACCACCGAAAAGTGCAATTCCGGCAAGAACCATATACACAATACCGTGGGCTGCGAAGACGTTATTTTGGTCAGAACCAACTTCCATCTCGGTAATGGTGGGTATCCATTTTTGTTGGGTGGCAATAAATAAAAATCCTGCGATAAATAATAGCACTATCGGAAAGAAGCGAACGGACTTGAATAACAAACTAGAATTGGCATCAGGATGGAATACATTATTACGATACAACATATACAGAGTGGCTAGCACTGCTATCACTTGAAAAATAATTCCGATATTCAATACAATATCGGAGACCGATGTAGCCGTTTTCATTGCGTTATCCGCATTCACTTGCTGAGATTGGTTTGCATTGATATTCACCGAACGAGCCTTCATATAAATACCGATAACAGCAAGAATTAATCCAGATGCTAATTTGAAACGGGATGAAGCAAATAGACTTTCGTCTGAACCACCTTCATCAGAAGACCCTCCGCGGAATGCTTTCCAAATAACAGAGATTAAAATGATGCCGCCGACACCGAGAAATGCATAACTGATATATTCAAGTATACTGGATTGGTTTGTTTGTCCTACCTTATTTCCGATAGTATAACTTGTCAACCCAAGAAGAAGGCCTAATCCGAGCATTAAAATCACTCCAAAAACCACCCAAATGATGGTTTCGGACGACAATTGAGACGAAGACGTGGATAAAGGTAGAATCGGGTCGCCAGAACTTCCTTTTGCACGCGCGGCTTCATTCCATCCAATATAGGAATAGATATCACCGCTATAGAGCCATATTGAAAAAAGAATACTAGTTATTAATAATACAAATACGGAAATATGCTTTGTGAAGACTTTCCACGTAAAAAAACCGATAAGTATAATGACTGAAATTATAATAAATGGTAGAAATTCTATTACATTTGTGAAGGATGGCGTGGAAGCATCCATTATAATAATAACGACACCAAGTTATAATTATAAGATATAATATTTCGCGTTTCACATCGCGACTACGCTACGCTCCGTTGCTTCGTTGCTCTGTGCTTGTGCTATATTTGAGAGATGTAATGTTCACATTGCGGTGATTGCGGTTTTACAAGAACGACATCGCCGTCTTTTTTCCGTGGCAATCCCGACACAAAGCGACTAAATTATCCACGTGGTTGGACCCGCCGTGTTCTAAAGCAATTACATGATCCACTTCAAACCACGCAGGTAACTGACGCTGACAGTCTCCGCATTTCCAACCCTGTTGTGCTGCAACATACTTCTTCTTGGTTTCACTGACGCTGCGCTTGCTAGAATTTTTGCCGGAGTTCAAGATGCGACGCTCACTGGCGCTGCCACCACCACCCCCCCACGACGGAGTTGTTCCGACTGCGCTACTCATCGCGCGGCCCATCGCACTGCCACTCGCTCCGCTCGTTTGACCGCCCATCGCCCGGCCCATCGCACCACCGTTGTTGGGGGGCGGACCCCCCGTCATATCAAAAAACGGTGTTATCATATCTGCCGTCCCCTTGCTTATCGGCATATACTTAATAATATCGTTGGCGTGAAACATCAACTGCCTAGAGTTATCCGGATTACGACGCAAAAACAAGAATAGCGAAAGACCCGCAAATGCAAACATCGCCATCTTCATCCATTTTTGATTCGTCTGGAATAGTTTCGTCAACCGTCCATCATAGTATGTATTTACAATAAGGAATGCTGCTACAAGAAATACGATATACTCGGCTTTTACCATTATTATATATAATAGCGAATAATATCATCGGCATTCCGTCCACGTGATTCTTTTTCACCGGTTATGATAATAATATGCCGCATATCCTAACCCAGCCACTATCAATAAATACACGAGCTTCTCTCTGTATTTCAGTTCTTCCAGAATTTGCACCGACCTTGGACGATAATGTAAATAATATCTCTCAAGCGCATCGTGTAAAGACATCTCGTCCTTCATCAGAAGCACGTTATAGCGATTATGGATGAAATGGACCCACTTGATAAACGAGTCGCGGCTATCTAAATAGGGTGTCACCGGGTATTTATCCAACATTCGCGCAAACTCGGATGACATTTCGGGGTCGGGAATAAGCATCGGAAAGTTTTGGATAAAGTCGTAGTATTTTTTACGCACGACATCATTGACATGGTCAGGATAATTCACTGCAGCGGTCATTAAAAAAAACCAGTAATGCGGCCCCCATATCTTCGCGTCTAATTTTAGCATTGTATACGTATTTGCTTACAATGAAATGACATAAAAACAATAACAGAAATACGGATAAGCGTATTGTAATGGAAATAAATAATCCTAAATCATCATTATCATACTTAGAGGTGAGCCAAATGCGAAATTATAAACATCCGATAACTACAATGGTAGCAACGGGGGCGGGGGCGGGGGCGGGGGCGGGGACGGCGACACCCGATAGTGTAAAATATTTCTGTAATAATTGTAATCGGAATAATCACGTTTATAACAATTGCCGCGCACCGATTACAAGTATTGGCGTTATTGCATTTCGGTGCGGTCATACCGGTCCAGAATTCCTTATGATACGCCGCCGTGACTCGTTTGGATTCGTAGATTTCATTCGTGGTAAGTATTCACTCAATGATGAAGCGTATATCCAGCGTATTATTGACGAAATGACATTATCCGAGAAGGCGAACTTGATGCGACTCACATTTGACCAATTATGGCGTCTCTTATGGGGAGAGTATACACGTGGGAGTCAGTATAAAAATGAAGAGCACGTTTCGTTTGAAAAGTATCGCCAAGTGCTTGGAGGAATACGCACAAAAGATGGACGTGTGAAAAATCTTCAACAGTTTATTGACGAATCTACAACACGATGGACGGAAACCGAATGGGGGTTTCCAAAAGGGCGACGGAATTATAATGAAAAAGATCTAACGTGTGCGTTGAGAGAATGTCTGGAAGAGACAGGATATGACATAACCGCAGATAATGTGATACAAAATATTGCACCCTTTGAAGAAATATTTATGGGTTCAGATATGAAGTGTTATAAACAAAAATATTTCCTTGCGATGGTGGATTTAGATAAGAAACCGAAAAAGGCACACGATATTATGGAGGTCGGTCTGATGAAATGGATGTCATTTGAAGAGTGTATTCGCGTAGTGAGACCTTACAATTTAGAAAAAATCGGTATTGTTCGTAAAATTAATAACATATTATCCTGCTATAGAATATTTTGATATTCCGTATTTTTGCTTGTAGTTCTTTTTTATTTCGTATAGTTATATAAAGGATAACTGATTCTAACATAAAATGGAAAATCAGGATATCAATGACGGCAATGACCGCGTATTCGTTCCAAGTCATCTATCAGGACTAAGAGTTCGGAAACTTCCTCCACCGAAACCGCAAACGCAAACGCAAACGCCGAATGAGAATATACCATCCGATGATGTAGGATTCAATGAAGAACAAGAAAACGTGCCAATGGAATTATCGGTTGCGTCGGTTGCGACGGCTGCATTGGCGGAACTTCAACCGGAACAGGAATCGGATGAGCAAAGAAAAAATACCGCGCTCATCATCAAACCGAAGCCGAAGCTAAAGCCGAAGCCGAAATCAGGAAAACTAGCCGCAAGTTCTGCAGCGGTTAGTTCTGTGACCCCCCGAGAGAATATTTTGAAAATGAAACGCGATCTTGAAGAAGGGAGGAAACGCCTCACACCTGAAGAAATCAACAATCCATTTAGTAAGGAGTTCAATAAGCTTCTTTTGAAAAAAGAATTGCTTGAACGAGAGATGATCATTCACGATATTGGTATATTGCCGGAAGGCAGTGAAAGTGAAAGCGAAATCGGCGATGAAGCCGCCGCAGCCGCGGCAGTTAATGGCCTCTACCCCACTTTAAATGACCCAAATTTTAATACCAAAATAGCCCTTCGTAAAGAGTTTTTTGACACAAAAATGGATGTAGACCATACAAAAAGCGTGGAGGATGAAGCGGAAATTCTATGTAATGCGCAGATTGAACTTGCACCCAATCAGCAATTCGTGCGTAATTTTCTATCCGTAGAAACACCGTATAATAGTTTATTGTTATATCACGGACTGGGAACTGGAAAGACATGCTCGGCGATTAGTGTGGCGGAGGAAATGCGAGATTATATGAAACAAATGGGGATAACGCAACAAATCATCGTGATTGCGTCTCCAAATGTCCAAGAGAATTTCCGTCTACAGTTGTTTGATGAACGTGAACTCCGAGAGATTGAGCCAGGAGTATGGAATATCCGTGCGTGCACTGGAAATAAATTTATCAAAGAAATCAACCCGATGAATATGAAAGGATTGACGCGTGACAATATTATCAAACAAATACGGCGATTGATTTCATCCCATTATACATTTTTTGGATATAATGAATTTGCAAATTATGCACGAGCAAACGCATCAAGTATCGGGGTGTCGCAAGACGATGCAGTGATACAGGAAGTGAAACGCAGAGGCGCTGCAGCGGGCGCTGCATCTGTAGCGCGAAAGGGGCGTAAATCTGCGGCAGATATTGCCAAAGCAGCCGAAATGGAAACCCTCGCGATTGAAACTCTTTCTGTTGCAAAACTCCGGAAATTATTTTCAAATACATTAATCATTATAGACGAAGTTCATAATATTCGCATAACGGATGATAATCGTGATAAACGCGTGGCAAAGATTCTATTTCAAATTGTGCAGAAAGTTTCCAATGTGAGGTTACTCCTTCTCTCGGGAACGCCAATGTATAATAGTTATAAGGAAATCATATGGTTGATAAATTTGATGAACTTAAATGACCGGCGTGCAACGATTGAAATTTCAGACGTCTTTGACGAACGGGGCAATTTTCGTTTGGATGCTGATGGACGAGAGATTGGCAAGGATTTACTCATTCGTAAAGCAACCGGATATGTTTCATTTGTGCGTGGTGAGAATCCGTATACATTTCCTTATCGTATATTTCCGAGAGAACATTCGCCGGAACATTCACTACTTGCACTTACTGCAGGAGGCGGTGGATATCCACGAACTCAATTAAACGGTCGTCACATTGAACAGCCGATAGAACATATTGATGTATATATGACTAAGGCGGGTAGTATTCAAGAAGCCGCATATCGTTTTATTATCAATGATATGAAGGCGCTGTATATTTACAAAAAAACAGCGATGGTGAGGCGAAAGAAAGCGGCAGAAGCTGCTAAAAGCAAAGGCAAAAGCAAAGGTAAAGACAAAGCTACAATAGACGCCGCCGCTGCCGCCGCTGCCGCCGCTGCCATTGACGAAACCACCATTATTGAATCACAAGATTTCCCATCTTTTGAAAATATGGACACAATTGGTTATGCGGCCGTGCAACGACCACTTGAAGCACTGAATATAGTATACCCGCATCCATCTCTTATCGAATATATAAATAATCCAAATGATGAGTTTGATATTACAGCGTGTATTGGAAAAGAGGGACTGCGATATATTATGTCGTATGAAGAAGTAGGCAATCCACCTATGCGTCAAAATTTTGAATACCGTCCTGAATTCATACGTTCATTTAGACTACCAAACGGCGAAACAACTGCAAGTATGTCATCGCGTATCTTCGCACCTGTCAATATAGGGCGATATTCGGCAAAAATCAGTAATATATGCGATAAAGTGCTTGCAAGTGATGGTATTATACTTGCATATAGCCAGTATATTGACGGCGGGGTAGTGCCGATGGCATTAGCATTAGAAGAACTCGGATTTACACGGTATAGCGCAGCGGGTGCAAATTCATCGCTTTTTCGTAACAAGCCGGTTCAAAGTATTGACGCGATTACAATGCTTCCCCAGCGTCGGCACCAAGCACAGTTTCCAAATCAACCGTTTCGTCCTGCGCGTTATTCTGTGATTACAGGCGACCCTACTATTTCACCGGACAATCTATATGAGTTGAAAGCACTCACCAGCGAAGATAATACACACGGTGAAAATATAAAAGTTGTGATTATATCTGTCGCTGGAAGTGAAGGTCTTGATTTCAAAAATATTCGCCAGGTTCATATTTTAGAACCGTGGTATAATATGAATCTGCTTGAACAAATCATTGGACGCGCGATTCGTAATTGTAGTCATAAACGCCTTCCGTTTTCACAACGCAATGTTGAATTATACTTATATGGAACCCAACTAACGAATCCTGACATAGAAGCAATTGACCTTTACTTGTATCGTCTATCGGAATTCAAGGCAGTAAAGATTGGCACAGTATCTCGTGTTCTCCGCACCTCTGCTGTAGATTGTCTCCTTAATATCCAACATAATACGCAAACTGCCGCGCAATTAAATCAAGTCGTGAAACAAAATCTCTCGTCACGCAAGCAAATAGATTACCAAGTCGGAGCGCGCCCGTATTCTGCATTGTGTGATTATATGGAACGTTGTGAGTATACGTGCCGTCCAACATTTTCAAATGGAAAACCAATTCAAGAGCAGAACGATTTATATGGAATTGACGACGACAGCGAGAGCGACAGCGACGGCGGCAGCGAAGGAAGCGGCAGACAAGGTGATGTTCGGATTGATACGTTTAATGAAAAATTTATGTCTATGAATCTCGATAAAATCATTTATAAAATTCGTGAATTATACAATAAATCATATTTCTATAAAAAAACAGGACCCACAGGAATCATTGCACACGTAAATGCAATACGTCAGTATCCAATTGCACAAATTAATCTAGCTCTCACACAAATGGTGAGTGATCCTAACGAGTATGTAAATGATAGATATGGTCGTCTTGGACGTATTATTAATGTTGGTGATTACTATTTATTCCAACCGATTGAAATTACGGATAAGCGTATTAGTATTCACGAACGAAGTACGCCGGTTCCTTTTAAACACACCGCAATAGAATATCCTCTTCCAGATAACATAACAGAAGATTATTTGGGTATTGGCGTGAAACCATTTCCTGATGCAACAGGTGCAACGGTTATTCCTAACAAAAAAATTGTTGATAAAATAAAAACGGTCCAAATGGCCAAATCTACACAATCTGTATCTGAACCGGGGGCGGTCGCGGCGGCTGCGGCGGCGGCGGCGGCAGATATAGACCGAACTAATACTGCGGTAGTGGATTATGAAAAGACACCAACTACAGCAGAAAAAATAATTAGTAATTTATTTAACTTTTTTGAAACGTGTAACACCATTATAGAAAAACCTTCAAAAGAACAAGACGAGTGGTATTATTATTGTGGGAAAGTAATTGACCAAATATCTCAAACACCAGAATTCAATATCTCAAAAGAAGACATTCACGAACTAGTAGTTGCAAAGTTAATAGAACATTTAATGTTTGGCGAATCTATTCAGCTTCTGAACCATTTATATAAAAAAAATAATAGATCAATGGAAATCCCTACAGGCGGAGTTGTTTATAATCTAACTCCATTTGAACGTATGATATTACATTATTATTCTAAACAGGTGATACACCGGCCACTAGTAGGTAAAAAAGCAGCAGCCGCCGCCGCCGCCGCCGCCGCCACCGCCACCGCCACCTCTGTTGTTCCAGAAGATAAAGGAATGTTATTATTCAATCGCGATAACAAAAAATTATACGAACTTGTTGTGCTTCGGTATGAAACACACGAATGGGTGTCTGCCGAAGAAAAAGATAGAGAAGAGTTCTCACTTCTTTTAGTAAAAGTCAAAACAGAACAAACCAAACAAATGAATATGTTAATTGGCTTTATTTCACTATTTAAAATGAAAGATTTGGTATTTAAAGTCAAGATAATGACGAAGAAACGAGATAAAGGTGCAAGGTGCGACCAATCAGGTAAAATGGATGCAATCGCCATTATTAATATGGCATTACAATTAAATACTACGACGCAAGGAGACGAGTATAAACTTACCGCTGAAAATACCAAGGCTAGAACCCAAAAAGAGTTATGTGTATTCCAGGAATTTTTACTGAGAACGTTTGATAAAAATGAAGTGAACGGGCGAAAATGGTTTTTCACACCGTGTGAGGCTTTATTATGTGATATAGAGGGTTCGTATATGTAGAAATAAATTATATTAGTATATTAGGACAAAAAACGCCGTAAAATGAATCCATCTGAAAAAAAAAGCACAATAAGCACCAATATCTCAAGATATGGTAAAGTAACGAGTCAATCCGTGACATCTGCGCCCAAGTTGGGAATTTATACAACAATATTATTAACCCGCAAATTGGAGATTCCATTTCGCATCATCGGGCGGAATGTAAAGGATACATTAGAACATATTCTCTCAAAAATCGTAGAAGGAAAGTGTATGGCCGAAGGATTCATTCGCCCAGGAAGTGTAAAAATATTGACCTATTCCAATGGATACATATATGGAAAAAATGTTATTTTTGATGTCGTATATGAATGCCAATCGTGTTCTCTCGTAGAAGGTGTGGTGTTTACGTGTGTTATTAAAAATATTAGTCTAGCAGGTATTCGCGCAACATTAAATGAACCCAAAACACCGGTAGTTGTTTTTATTGCACGAGACCATCATTATGACCGTCCTGATTTTACACGCCTTCAAGAAGAAGAAGAAATCCGGGTGCGCGTTATTGGTCAGCGGTTTGAAATCGGTGACGAGGCTATTTCTGTTATTGGTGAACTCGCGTAATATACCTATTCTATATATGGAATAAGTACAATTAGAATCTCAGTATATTGTAATTGTAATTGTAATTGTAATTGTAATGGAGTTCGTATTCACATGCCTCCATTGCCAGGAACTGTTTGTTATTTCACATAACGACTTCAACTGTCGTATTTTACGACACGGGGTATACAAGGAAAATCTTCAACCAATGAATCCTCACGCCACCAAAGAGGAATGTAGTGCATTATTGAGAGATGAAAAGATATATGGTTGTGCAGGACCGCTTGAAATTGTCGTGGCAGAAGGAACGTTGCGATATGAAATCCGAGTATGCGAGTATATATAACAATATTATTATTTGATAGAATAAAATTGATAAAGATATAAACATAATTCTTGAATTGTTATAGCTATCGTTTATCGTAATGGATTCTACAGCGGTATTGTCTATGTCATCACCTGCGAAACGAACCACGATTATCCGACCCAAAAAGAAAATAAAAGAACCAGCAATCGTCACAAATGAGTCGGTTCCCGTCGTCGCTGCTACCCCAGAACCGTATTGTGACCCATCACTTTTCACCAAACACCAAGTTCAGCGTAAGCTGGTTATTCCATTTCATTATATAGCTCGTTGTGCAAATGTCACCGAGTTATTAAGATTGGAACTCGCAAAACAATTAGAAGGACGTTGCTCAATTGAAGGATATATATGCCCATATTCTGTATCTATTTCGTCGCATTCGTGTGGAACATTGTCTGGTGCCAATATTATATTTGATATCGTGGCAGATTGTCTCATTTGTTTTCCGGATGAACGCACTATTATCAAATGCGTCGCCAAGACGATAACCCAAGCAGGTATTCGTGCAGGCGCAACGCAACTTGCTCCCGGACGTATATCTCCAATAGAAGTGTTTCTCTCACGTGATATGAATATCAATAATGAGCTGTTTCATCGCATTGAAGAAAATGATATTTTGACGGTAGAAATCATCGGGCGCCGGTTTGTTTTACACGATACTCACGTAACCATTATCGCTATGTTATTAGACGCAGAATCGCCATCACCTTGAATATGAAATGATATAAAGTGTCATCGCGATATCTTGTAAAATGGCGGCTACTACTGCAATTGCAAGTCTCACGACAATGGACGAATTACAGACCATTGCTCAACAAGTAGAGTTAAAGACGAATTATTTAATGGAACTTAAAGACGGTATTGAAAATATGCCGGTGATTCATCAAATTGAAGTGTTGCGAATTTTACATTCAAAACAAACACAAGTAAATGAGAATAAAAATGGTGTTTTTATTAATATATCCAAATTAAATGATGCAACATTATGTGAATTAGAAGATTATATGAAATATGTTATAAAACAAGAGAAACAATTAAATGAAGTAGAACAACAAAAGCAGAATTTGACAAAGGAATTCTTTGAAAATAAGCCGCATAAAGATATTTAGTGTATACTATATAGCATCATACAATGGCGTCAACCCTCGTCATTCCTTGTCTATATAATTCTTTTTCATTTACATCGGAAAATTTAAGTGAATCTATATTGTATTATGATTGTTTTTCTTCGCCAGCGCCAAGACCCCTCCCTCCTCCCCACAGCCCCGCGACAGTTCCCATTACCGTATCGCCAGTCAAATTACCAGAGTCAGAACCGGACACGGAACCAGAGACAGATGACACTCGTTCAACTCAATCCGATGACCATACAACGTCTATTTTCTCTCCAGAAGTGATGCATTCCTACATCGTTTCATTGCATCGTGACACAAAGGATTCACTTTTGTGGGCTGCATTTATTATGGTATATGGTATTGAAAAATACGAAATAATAGAAAATCATTATACAGAGTCTAATACATTTAAATTTTATCTGGTTGAATTGATGAGAGAAAATAAGACAATACTAAAAGCAAACAAAATCAAACTGAATGCGTTAGAAGATAGTCTAGTGCATAAACCCTTTATTGGATTAGACACAATACACGCAATCGCATTATGTAAAAATCTCTCGCTATGTATCGTCCAAGACCGAAAATATTACGAAACGATTGGTGGTGAAGGATGCCAACAATTTATCATTGAAAAGGTGAAAGGAAAATATCTATTGTATATGTCTCCTGAAAAGATAACAAATGAATATGTAAAATATATTCGTAAGAATTACTGGTTGATGGAGAATATATCTGCACCCATTCGTTCATTGTCTGCATATAAGTTACAGGATTTGGTTGATATTTGTAATAAACTCAATCTTCCGGTAGTTCATATCATTCCAGGGAAGTTTGGGTCGGTTGGAAGTGAAAAACGAAAAACAAAACCAGAATTGTATGAATCAATATGTAAATGTTTATAGTGATAAAATTGAAGTATATATATAAATGACGTAATTATTGTATAAATAATATCCTATTCATATATATATAATGCCGAGAGAACGCGGTGGTGTGTCATCATTGGCGGCTACCGCTCCCGCTTCCGCATCTGCAAAACAATCAGAGTTTGAAAAAATCGTATCCCATTATTTAGAGGGCATCCTTGACAAAACTGATGGTATACCTGAATTAGAAATACGATTCGGAACCCGAGGAAACAAACCTACAACGAGAGAAAACTTTGACGGGGTGGTTCAAAAATTATTATCGTCGGGGTTTACATTTGTCAAGAAAAACGGGTATTCATTGAAAATACAAAATGAATTTATAGATCAAAAAACGGGGCAAACGAAGCTATCGCTTATTCGCGCAGAAATCCACGGTATCAATGAAATACAAAATTATTGTAAAACAAACACGCCCGATGAAAAATACGTTCTCTTTACACAGAAAATGTATGCAAAGACGGGTGGTGGCAGCGGTGGGTCAGCCAGTGATACCATATATCCAGTCGTATTTGACGACTTCAATTTCAAAGTGAGTTATCAACGTGAAAAACATATTGCAAATACATCCACGCTTGCACGGTCAATATTGAATTCTTGGAATGATAATAAGAAGACGTTTCGGTATATTAACCGAACAACATTGAAACATCGTGATTTCCCGTTTCAGATTGATATGAGCGTTGTCAAAGAGTCGCATAAAGACCAAACGGGTTATATTTCCGCATCAACGTTTGAGGCTGCGCGTGTTCTTGAAAGTCCGATTCGGTATGAAATAGAGATAGAAGTCATCAATGACCTCGTTGGTCCAGGAACGGCATTTAACCATCCCAAACATTTGATGGATAATCTACGTAAAATGATTAAAATTGTTATGTCGGGAATCCAAGGAACGAATTATCCAGTTTCTGGTTCAGAAATACGCGATATACAGACGCAGTATTATGATTTATTGTATCCAGATGAGAATACTGGTGGTGATGATACTGACGACAGTGACAGCGAACGCGAACGTACTAATATAGACCCGCCACGTCATCCGCGTCGTGGCCGCGAACGCGTGACGACACGAAATGTTGAACTACGCCCCAAACATTTTATCGGACCTAATTCGTATACATTACAAATGCAAAATATTCGTCCATTTGACTCTGATTCCAAAGTTCCGAATATACGTTTGAACTATTCCGTGACAGAAAAGGCTGATGGTGCTAGAAAGCTCCTCTTCATTGCACCTAAAACCGGATATGTCTATTTGATTGACACAAATATGAACGTGCAATTTACAGGTGCTGTTTCTTTGAATTCAAAACTGTATAATACGCTCCTAGACGGTGAACATGTGCTTCATAATAAAAGCGGTGCATTTATCAACGCATACTTGGTATTTGATGTTTATTTCGTTCATAAAGCCGACGTTCGTTCTAGAATGTTTTATCCCACTACAATGAGCGATGACGAAGTTCTCACAAATTTCCGATTACCTCTTATGGAAAGTGTAGTCAAAAATCTTCAATTGAAGTGTGTTACTGGTGGTGCGGATTCATTACCACCGATTCGCATTGAAACCAAAAAGTTTGAAATCGCGACAGCATCGGGCAAGTCTATCTTTGATTGTTGTGCATTGATTTTACGTAAATGCGATGAACACCAGTTTGAATATCATACCGATGGACTAATATTTACACCAATTGATTTCGGTGTTGGTAGCACAGTGCGAAATGACAATACAGTTGCAGGTCCATTGTATAAAACCACGTGGGATTATTCATTTAAATGGAAACCCGCACATATGAACACGATTGATTTTCTGGTTACTACGAAAAAAGGAGAAGACAATGAAGATCTTATCAGTAATATATTCAAATCAGGGGTAGATATGTCGCGTTGCATTCAGGTCCAACAATATAAGACATTGACATTACGTGTTGGTTATGACGAGAGAAAACACGGACATTTGAATCCGTGCGTATCGGTTATTGAAGGGACCAGTGCTGACACCGGTAGCAGTAGTGACAGCAGAAGCGGCGAAGACACATATAAACCCGCGCCATTTTATCCAACATACCCGTATGATAATGATGCGCATATTTGCCATATTATGTTACGCCCGGATGAAGCGGGTGTGAATCAAATGATGACGATTGAAAATGATATGATTGAGAATGAAACCATCGTTGAATTTAGTTATGACGCAAGTAAACCGGTAAATTGGCGCTGGTCACCATTACGGGTTCGCCACGATAAAACAGCGGAATATCGTAATGGCGGGAAAAACTACGGAAATGCATATCACGTTGCAAATAACAATTGGCATTCTATCCATAATGCGATAACCCCCGAAATGTTGATTACGGGGGATGGAATTCCGGATGAGCTCGTGAGCGACGACATTTATTATAATCACGCAGAGTCTGGTGGTGGTGGCGTCGGGGGCGGCGGTGGCGGCGGTATTGACATAGGCCGTGGCACAAAACTCAGAACACTCACAAAAGGAATGCGTGATTTTCATAACTTATTCGTAAAACGCAAACTAATAATGAGTGTGGCGCGTCCAGGAAATACATTGATTGACCTTGCAGTAGGAAAAGGCGGCGATTTACCAAAGTGGATTGCGGCCAAACTTGGTTTTGTTTTCGGTATTGATTACTCCAAGGATAATCTTGAGCATAAATTTGACGGTGTATGCGCGCGATACCTTGACATCAAACGCGCAAAACGAAATGTTCCTGATGCAGTATTTATACACGGAGACAGTAGTAAAGAAATACGCGCCGGTCAAGCCGCAATTAGCGAAAGATACCGAATCATAACAAAAGCGGTATTTGGTGAAGGTGCGAAAGATGCGAGCATATTAGGTCGCGGTGTCTACCCTCAATACGGACGAGGCGCAGATGGTTTTGATATATGCTCTGTTCAATTTGCCGTCCACTACTTCTTTGAAAATAGTATGAAATTACATACGTTTCTTCAAAATGTATCTGAATGCACGAAACTTGGCGGGTATTTTATTGGCACTTGCTTTGATGGTCTCCGTATTTTCCAAGCATTGACACGATTAGAAACCGGCGATGAGATGAGTATTTTAGGAGGACGCAGCGGCGGCGGCGGCAGCGACAGCGACCCACAGAAAATGTGGTCAGTTCGTAAGAAGTATCATCAAAAGGAATTTGAACCAGATAGCAGTAGTATTGGATATGAAATTGAAGTCTATCAAGACTCTATCAATAAGGTTACTCGTGAATACCTTGTTCATTTTGACTACCTCACTCAATTATTAGAGAATTATGGGTTTGACCTCGTTACGCCAGAAGAAGCAGAAACAACATTGGTATTCCCAATGCCAGATGGAACCGCCACGTTTGATAGTATGTTTCATCATATGGAGTTGGAATGTAAAACAAAAGGTATCGATGGTGGAGAAACTCTGGGAGGAATGCAACGTAGGTGCCAACAAGAATACGGGTCGGCATTATATATGACACCAGAAGAGAAGCAAGTATCATTTTATAACCGATATTTCATATTTCGTAAAAACCGGAATATCAACGCCAAGCAATTAAAGAATAGTTTCTTAAGTTATGCTGGATTACAAGAAGAACAGGCGCGTTCTGGTGCTGGTGCGGCGGCGGGAGAGGAGGATGCCGCTGATATTGCTGCGCTTGATAAAATCGCAAAAGCATCACGCCCAATTGATGTCGCATCAAAACCTGCAATTGCAGCACATATTCTTGCACAACAAGCAGCTGAGAAACAGATAGAAGAATTGACCGAAGTGAAGCAATCGTCTTCGTCGTCTTCGTCGTCGTCTACCTTGAAGATAAAACCAAAAGCGAAAAAGACTACAACGGTGAAGGCGAGTGCTGCTGCATCGGCGGCGGTATCGGCGGCGGTAGCAGAAGAAGAAGTTACCTCTGCACCCATCGCACAAATAGAAAAAAAAATACAAAAACGAACAAAGAAAGTGAAACAAACAGAGCAACCGGCCAGTGCCGCCGCCACCGCCGCCGCCGATGCCGCGCCTGCACAAGAACAAGTCGCTCCAAAACCGAAACGTCAAACCAAGAAGAAAACAGACTTATAAAGATTTCTAGAATACAATATACCGAGACATGTTTAAAAAATCGCCAAGAAATTGTTTTAAACCTGTATTGCATAGCACATCATCGCCGACGACAGCAACTACCGCCACGATATGTGATAATAATAATAATAATAATAATAATAATAATAATAATGAATCAGAAATACATAAATCTGTAAATGGACCGTGGCTTTCTTATTTTAATCATTTTTTATTACCTCAAGTAGACATTATACACGGAGTAGACGGCGAATATGTTCCACTTGAAATCAAGACTGAAATAGCGTCATTAGACTACTCTACTACAGACAACCACGTATATATATCATCTTCTATATATTCGCATTTATGTGATATCAAAGAACAAATTGAAAAATATCAAGATGCGTGGGATAATATTAAAAAATTCACAAACCCATATGAATATATCCATACAAATATTGCTGGAAATAAAACAAACATCAGCAAACTACGCCCATTGTCTAGGTCATTTTATAAAATGATTGAAATTATAAAAAATAATAATATTCTTTCAAAATATCGGGATACAATAGGTACACGGCCTGATTATAAAATGGGAATCAATACATTTCATCTTGCAGAAGGACCGGGTGGATTTATTGAAGCGATATCATATTTGCGTGGTTTGGATTATCAACGCGTGGCAAACTCGTATGTTGCAACAGCGGTGGTCTCTAATACACACGGCAATGGCAATGGCAATGGCAATGGCAATGGCAATGGCGGTTCATCTATCCAAATACTCAAACGAAACACTGAACTTCACGAAGAATATATGAAGGAACTAGAACATATTAAACTGTCACGCCGTATTTTTGAAAATAATGGATATCATACTTATGGAAATGACCGTTATTATGGAATGACTCTTGTAAATGATGACCCTATATGCCCTGGATGGAAGAAAACACGGTCTTTTATCGACAGTCATCCAAACGTCATTATTGAGACTGGTGCAGATAAAACTGGCAACTTGATATCATTAGATAATTTCTATCATTGTGTTACAAAATATCGTAATAAAATGGATATTATAACAGCAGACGGAGGGTTTGATTTCTCGGTAGATTTCAATAATCAAGAGAATATGGCGACACAACTTATTCTATGTGAAGTGTTTTACGCACTTGCAATGCAAAAGGAGGGTGGTTCATTTATTCTTAAAATATTTGATGTATTTCATAAACCAACCGTTGATATTCTTTACATCTTGTGTTATTACTATCATAATGTATCCATAATGAAACCGCATACAAGTCGTATTGCGAACTCTGAAAAATATGTAGTGTGTCAAGGTTTCAAGGTCAATGATTCTAGTAAAATTATAGAACAATTCGCGAAACTTTTTCCATCTTTAACGAATTTGGGTTCTTCCATCCTTCCTCAAGAACACGATCTTTATTTCTTGAATAAGATAGAAGAAATGAACGCTATGGTGAGTTTTCAACAAATTGAGAATATAACATCTACCTTGTCCATTATAACCAATCACCGGAATGCAGAGAAACTTGAGCAATATAAGAAAACAAATGTGAATAAGTGTATTGCTTGGTGCGAACATTATGAAATTCCATATCATATTCATCAAACAACCAGTCAATCTATGAATATATTTCTAAACAAGTCCCTTCAGATGGTATCGTCTACGAACGCGACCGCGACCGCGACCGCGACCGCGACATAAAACAGTCTAAATATATATTAGAATGTATGGTAGTATAGTTAAAATGCAAAGCACACTCCAGTTTATTGCAGGTCAATTGAAAAAACCGAAAGAGCGTTTTGAAACTATATTAGAGCCACTACAAGCATTACTTCAAATCGGGCTTTTAACGTTTTATCCGATTGGAAGCAAACTGGCGATACACAATAATATTCTCACAGTCCAAGCGCCAGGGTATACACAACATATGCGGAGATGGTATAATAATGACAAAAAAGAGGATGTGTTCTATTTATATAATGTATTTTCAAGGTTCAACAAGTATTATAAGACGATTCTTGCGGGGGCGGGGGGCGGGACGGGGGCGGGGGCGGGAGATGGAGAAACATTTTCTTCGTCTTCGGTTGAAAATATTGCATTATTCACGCTTCTTCACGAACTTGCAAAGACGGGCATCAATAATCTCATACGCACGTATAACCAAACCGATAAAATACATATTCTTCATACACTTCAGATGTATAAAGGTATGCTGGATAACCCGGAGTTGACACGTCGTATCGCCGCCGCGAATCGCCTAGATGACGCTACAGCAGACGATGATGATAACTGTCAATTACCATCTCGGATAAAAAGCCCATCATCATCACCGCCATTACGCCCGATGACTGCGATGACAGCATTAGGTGGAAGCGCTTCAAATGTCCCGATTGACAGTCTCGTAGATACAAATATAGACTTGATATTCGTAAAAATAACGGATTTGTATACCCAGGAAGACTATACGATTATCTACAAAACGCTCCTTAAAATTCAAAGTGACTCACAATATTACTTGAATTACATCGATGGTTTGAATAAAATATTGGAACCGGTGAATATTCGCATCAAAAAATGGATTGATGACAATATTGTGTTTTAGTTTTAGTCCATCTCCAATTTCACCCAGCACGGTTTGTAGGTGGCATTTGTAAGTTCACCTTTGATTTTACGAGAGAATTCTGGGAATGGAATTTTGATTTTCATATCTTCGCCTGTCCGAATGAACTGACTAAGTTGTTTATATAGTTCACGAATCGCCGGATAAGATACATTCATCTGAAGTTCGGTAAGTTTATCAATAATTGGTCGCACTTGTTCGCGGCGTTGTTCAACAGTGCGCTCCGTCTGAAAAGGGACTGTATTCGCATTCGCATTCGCATTCGCAGAAGCGTTGGATTGCCGCTTCCTTCCATTTTTGTTCCTGTTCTTAGAGGGCTTGGGATTGCTACCGACGCTATCTACATTGGCTGTATTGGTCGTTTCTGTGCTGCAGTCATCTATCGTATTCGTAGACGGCGCCTGAATATGAATATCGTTGAGGTCCTCTGGAACAAGGACAACTTCTTGACGCAATTTGTCTTCAAAGGACTGCGTCATTGTTATGTCTGATGCGGTGGAGTCTGTGAGTGAAGCTAAACCAGCACTAATATCCATTGATATATTTGCACCCATTTATTACAATAAGATACAATAAAGTAGTTAGTTTATACCGATTTTATTGCCGCGATTATGCGCCTAAAATACAGCATCAAAATCGTCATTATACATTTTATCGCCTTTCTTGATTTCAATGACATCACGAAAGGTCTTACTCCGCATCAGGGGTACATTGGTTCGTATTTTCAGGTTCAGGTGAGGATTGGTGAGAACTTGGACAAGGATTTCACGTCGGTTCGCATATTGACGATTCTGGATGGCGTAGTAGGTATAAAAATTATAGAACGACATTGCGCGAATGTGTGCGTTGGCTGTATCAGATGCGCCTGGGTCCGCGGTCGCATTTGCGTCCAAGAAACGATTCAATGCATCTTCGCAGACAGCTAGTCCAGTAACATCCGCCAGATTTTCGGGGAGTGAGAGATACCCGTCAATCACAAACCCGTCTTTCTTAGAGATGTCTTCATACTGGCGCCGGATTGCAGCAATCTTGCGTTCGTAGGTGGTGATATCATCGCGTGTCCACCAATCTTTAACAATACCGCGATGGTTATAGACACGCGAAGTTACGTGAAGTGCGTGAGAGATTTCGTGGCCAAATGTAAAACCAACCGATGCGAGGTCGTATTCATACCCGCGTCCAAACTGGACATTCATACTATGCATATATGCGGTCGGAATATAAATACTATTGGTATTCGGTGTATAATATGCATTGACAACAAATGATTGATACCCGACGAGTTTCATTGTTCCCCAGTTCATTATATCTAGATCGTTAAATGACAACGACGACGACGACGACGACGATGACGAGGACGATGACGCGTGATGCCGCGCAATATATTCCGTCCGTTGGACGCTTCGTTTCAAGAGATTGCCCCACGCATCTCTCGGGTCATAGTCTAGATTTGTCGGGTCAGGCGCCGATAGACCGGCTTCGCCTACATTGATGCGCAATGAATTCAACTTTTTAAGTGCACCTTTCTTAGTCACGGGAGACATCCAAGTATTGCGCTGAATACGAGATTTAAAACAATCCATTATCGTATTTCCAATCTCTCGCACCTTCGCTATCATTTCTTCATTTTTGAAACGACGCGTGAATTCCTCTGTCATTGTTTTCGGAAATGTATACGCGAGTCCCAGGATAGGGACATATTCTCTCGGAAAGTGTGTATCCTTCCCGCGGATGAGTGTATCATTGAAATCAAGATAAATATCTCGCCACTTGTCGTGAAAACAAATAATTTGACGCATATAAATGAAATACCAATAACTCTTCCATTTGTCGGATGCCCACTCTTTTTTAAGTGTTGTCATTATAGATTTCAAATACCCCACTTGATAAACAATGAAATACGGCGGTATGTTATTTTCACTATACCCTATCCATTTCGCCATCTCTCGCCAATCTATATCGGTAAACTCCATTGCATCTGAAGAAGGGATGCGCGTCGCTCCGCGGATATTATTACGGATGTGCGAGAGATTGGGTGACTTATCTGGTTGTTTTTGGGTTTTATAAATATTGGTATAATCTTCATCAAAACGGTCGTCCTTGTTATTCATATGTTGCAGTATATTACACTCAATATCATACACGTCATTTGCGTTTACCATATGTGTTGTTTCATAATCTTTACCAAGGCATTTCGTAAAGACATTATCAATAAAACGCAAGAATGCAGCTGTAATACGTTTCTTATAATGGATATATTCCACGGTTCGTATTTCGGGGGCATCGTCGCTATGTATACCGTCACGTCGCCGCCCACCCGTATGCATAGCATCAGGGTCTTCACGCACCACCGTGGTAGCACTGACATTTAATCTGACACCTCGCATTTCTTTTTCAATTTGTGAATCATTTAAATAAAACCGATAGTCGTATAATGAAAGTGACGGGCTGTTCAAATTTACGGATAATTTACCCGGCGTGTATTCATCCGGGAATACACACCAAACAACGGGAAGCGCCCAGCGAATCATTTCGTTTTGATTGAGAACACCTAGAAATTTGTAGAGATTATTCTCTTGAACGAGGTCGCTGTGTAGTTTACAGAACTCGGAAATATGACGAAGAATCGGCTCGGGATGTAAATGACGAAAAGATGAAACGACACATTTCATTTGACGGCGAATGCCCCCTGTGATGTGCGCGTTGGAACCAGAACGCGTCAACTCGCGCACCATTATAAGGACATTTTTATACATTTCATCCTGGATGAGTTTGAAATTGTCTAAAGGACGGATATACTTTAATTCTCTCGGAAGAGTCTTTGGAACTTCGTTCAGCCATTTCTGATTGGCCCATAAGTAGAAGTTATTGGTGCGGAGGTAGTTTGTATCGTGAGACCTTGATTTTCGTGTACGGTGGCGGTGGATGCGACGAATGGTCTTGTTATGTCGTGTATATTTATCATTATTAGATGACACCATTCGCCTACGAATATATAATATGATTATACTGTTATATATTCGCAATATATTAGACCGATTCAAAAATTAGTTTATAAATATTATTTTTATGGATGGGATAACGAACTATTACCATCATAAGCCTCATTGACCATCTCTTTTATAGTTTTGAGTCCTGTTAATCTAAGATATGATTTAAGTTCTTTGTCACATTCTTTTGTTATTCCATTTATTATTATTCTTCTTTTGATAACATCATATTTCTCTTTAAGCTTACCAACATACAAATCGTAATCAATTTCATTATCACGTAGTAGACTTTCAATACTATTTATAGCTGTTTCTTTATCTATATTACTACCCCGCATAGTTTGTAGTTCTTTTTTAATAATACTGGACCAATCACTAATTGTTTTTATCATTTTATATATAACAATTAATTCCCCATTAATCATTGAAACCTCTCTTTTTTCCTTGCAATCTGCGATTACTTTGCTCTGTTTTTTTTCTTCGTCTTTTTTAAATTTATCAACTATATTATTATAACCACTTTCAGCTACAGATGAAGTGACTTCACCATAATTAAAACTATCGGTATATTCCTCAAATGTTAAATTGTTAACAACTACCTCCCAACTCTTTATCTCGGAAGCAGAAGTCAATCCCAACGTTATTTTATGCTTGGTAGTTGTAACAAGAGCTTTATTTTCAACGGATTTATCTCTTTGTAAATACCCACTCTCTATAGTAGAATAGCTTATCATCCCACTTAATTTTATAAATAAATCATTTGATTTATATTGATCATTTTTTTGTGGTTTGAATTCCGGGTCAAACGTAACAGCCGTATCTAGACCCATTGCGCTACATAGATATTTTTTTATTTCATCTGAAGTTATTTCAGCATCAAAAAATAAATATAAATTGTCTTTCCCCACACGTTTCTCCTCTTTAATTATAAAACATTTTGGTGGTTTAACACTTGGATTGTAATACAGTAATAATTTACTAGCTCCGCCTCTCATAACAATATTTTGCGATTTTCGCTTTTGTGTTTTACGTTTTTTCGGTTTCGCAATTGATTTAACGCGGCGGATTGCCACTGAACGTGTGGGGGCTTTACGCCGACGGGTTGTCATTGCTTATATTATATATATTATATATATTATATAAATTACACCCTATGTATGTAAAAGTGTAACAGCTAAATATCTATTTTCCATTTTATTTGCGGTGTAATGAACCACGAATACCTAGCATTTCAAATGCGGCCTCTTCACCGCCCGATTATACAAATTACAGTCGGGTTTGAATATCTTGCTCTTGATGAAATAAGGCGCACCCATTGAATCCCCGTGATACTGACCAGCATTTCCTGCAGCAACACCATACGCCGACTTGAACGACGCCCCATTTTTCGTAATGGTCTCTAGTTTCAATCTTTCAAGACGCGTCCCTGCACTTACCGCACCTTGAACCCCGTATTTCGCATTATTCGGCTTATGTATCACGGTAGTCCGGCATTTGGCGCGGTCAGACGCGTCCGGATATATTCTTTCCGCGTTCCCGCAATTCGTAGAATAATAAACTTGCGAACCGGTCTTGGAATCACTTGGGTTCACAGGTGTGCCATCCGGGTGGACATACTGGTTTGCCGTTCCCGACATTTTGGAGAACGTCTGTTGTTGCTGATATGTGCGGCACCTTGCTTGAAGATAGGAAGCGGAGTTGGTATGATATGCCCGGCTAACATTTGTATTTCCACTGCGAACAATCCTCTTCTTCGGATTAAACGAGAGATTCTTCGTTTCGTAGATGCCTGTGTTGATTTGGTAAGACCCTGCCGCACCAGGAACTCCCACCTGTTTATAACCAGGATTCTGTATAATGTCATCAGGAATACATTCGCGCAAAAAGGGGCGCGGGATATCTTCTACTAGGTAGTTTTGCTTGGATGCTACACGCGTATCACATCCACACGCTGTTCCTCTAAAGACGATACCGCCTGGTCGGTCAATGAAACCGATAGTAGGGCGAGATTTATTAGATGAAGACGGCATAAGACTCTTGCGCCAGTGTTTGATGGGACGTGGTCGGAATACATAGCGTTTTATCACATTTTTTGTTTGAGGAAATTCGCAGCATTTTGTATCCCGTCCGAAATCATTGAGCGGATTTCCGTCAGTAGATGGTCCATTTTCTGCAGGTCGGGTATATCCCGGAAATACACTTCGTGTAGTGGATTCTTTTGTAGAACGGATTGCGACCCTCATTGTTCTAAAATTAAGAGGCCACGAAACAAAATTCTTACTCATTGATGTATTTTATATTATGTATGTATACATAACATAGACAAATAATTATAACATAGGACAATATACAACGAACGATAATGTTGGAATATATCAAATTTTACACGAAAAATCTCTCAAACTTTACGATTTTATTAGTAATTGGTCTCGTCATCGCAATCTTGGATATTGTTATTCGGAATGTCGTGAAAGGAGTTTATCTAAATGTGCGAGAGAATATGCGAGGCAGTAGAGGACGCGAAGGAATGGAGAATAAAGATAAAACGAAGGACACGAAAAGCGGTGGCGGTGGTGGCGGCGGTGGTGGCGGTGGCGGTGGTGGCGGTGGCGGCGGCGGCGATGATGAGAGTTGCCCCAAAGATTGTAATGCGGTAGAGGCTCTTCGTAAGAAATTGACCGGATTGATTGAAAATGCAACTAAACTACAAAAAGATATTCAAGAAAACAATGACACCATAAAAAAACAACAGAAGATTATTGAAAATATGCAGAAAAGCGTCCAAAAATTAGTGGAAAAGTCAAAATAAAATATTTTACAATGTAAAGACTGGAAGAACACGCGGTGCTTCAAATGTTATTTCATAGATTTATACATTCGGCTGATAATTCTTTAGATACCGAAATTGTAGCAAATGCATTATTTAGGTCAAACGTATCACAATTTATAAATGACACAAAAACTCATCCAATTGTAAAATATAAAGCGTTTCTTGTCGCCGGATTATTGATTGTATCGGGATTACTTATATTATTAATATTCAATGGTAGTAGAATATTCTCACACGCCTACTGGAAACATCTATTTATACCTCCAACGAAGACAAAAAATGACAATATTGAAATGTCAGATGCTGCCATATTTCGCGAAGCGATTGAAGGAATGACGCAATCCACATCAACGAAAGACGGAAAAACAACGACAAGTGATGGAAAATTTGTAAGTGCCGATACAGAATCCGCTGAAAAGAAAAAGAAGTCTCAGTGCGGGACGGACTGTGGTCAATATATTGAATTAAAGGGTAAAATAAATAACTTATCCAAATACGTAGATGCGGTGAAGGAACAAAAAGAACAAGTCAAGCAAACCGCAGACAAACTACAAGAATTAGGAAAACAAATTGAAAATTTGAATACATCTTTGTCTCCTGGAGGACAATTGAATATACAGATATAGCCAACGTTGAAATGAGATTATTTATTCTCACCATTACATAGTATTACAAACATATAAGCGATATTATAATAGAAAATGTCGTCATTATTGGGAGAATCGTATGACTACTGGAAAGGTATAAAACAGCCATCGGAGATGGGAATGTCGCCCGGATTTTCTCTCGGCACACTTGCCAATAATGTAGACGGTCTTCTTTCGTATGTGGAAGTTCTTATATCGGGGACAGGGAATGCTAGTGTTACCGGAAAACCTCTTGGTAATAAATTCTTCCTGAAAACAACTGGAAAGTGTAGCGAGACAACAGCTGAAAAGTGGAAGAAAGAACGTGATGAAGATGCTGCGTGGGAAAGGGCTTATGACGAAGTCGGTTATCAAGAAGGTGCCAAGAAAATTACCGAAGATGAAGCAACAAAAATGAAAAATGCTCTAAATGAAGAGAAAAAGAAGCGCGATGAAGCACGTGCAAAAGATAAGAAAATTGTAGACCGGTGGATATACGTCAATAATATTCCAGATGGGTCTATTCCATTTATTGCAAGTGGTGCAGACGGACGAACATTTAACGACCTACGAGGTCTTATTCCCGGCGCACTAGGAAATTTAGGTGCATTGAATCCGGTTCAACTATTCAATGGATTTACTGCAGGAACGTATCCTGATTGCGCAGAAGTGACATTACAAACGGTGGATAATAATAATGTGCGTCGTAGTGAGACGCGCCACGTTGCACTTGTTGAAATGGTAGAAATGAACCCGTGTCACTTTCCGGGAAGGGTAAATCCCGCATCAGGGAAATCTTGCGGTAATAGAGGTGAAGGTTTTGACGCAATGCGAGCGAAAGATGGTGTTGATAAAGAAAAAAAACTAGATATATATACACAACAATACTCAATTATTTCCGGAAACGGCGAATCAATCGGTATTTACGAAATGGGAAGTTTGGCCGGGTCTTCCGGTGTTGCATACCAAACAACACACCGAAGTCCGTTAAGTTATAATGTAGAACTCAGTAAATCGTCGCCGATAACCGGATTATCATTTGGGAAATTTGGAGCCAACCAACACGATGATAAAATGAATGCAAATGCGCGAGAAGTAATGGAAAAACATAACGCAAATGCAGGAACGTTTTATAATGCTCCTATTTCATCTGCGTCTTCTCCTGATACACCTACTACAACCATATATGATGATTTTATCTCGCGATTGTCTTCTTTAATGGAACATAGCAATGAAACGGGAGAAGATAAGTCGGATATTCGTGGTGATACACTATCCCAGGTATATTATTACGGAATAACCGCAATTATGCTGTATGTATTGTATCGCGTTTTATATCGTAAAAACCGAAAGTGAAATATGAATACATTTTACTATACGCTTGTATTCATATTTATGCATTTGTGAATTTTTATGCATTTATTTTGATATGGAACGTAACGTCTGATGGCGATTGCGGCGTTTATGGTGACGATGCGTTTTATTGTGTTTTATATTTTGAAGATAGTTCATTTTCCCACCACTGAATAATGTATTACTTTGATCAGGTCCCTTTTCGGGTGGAACTGCGGCGGGTTGGGGTTCTTCCGTAGACCCTTCGGGTGGACTCACGGGAGGTTCGGATGATTCTTCGGGCGCAGCGGGTGCTTCTTCGGGCGCAGCGGATGCTTCTTCGGGCGCAGCGGATGCTTCTTCAGGCGCAG